ACTAAGATTTAATATCGTGTGCAGCAGATAGTAGATGTTCTAAGCTTCGTTGCCGATGTACCAAGTGGTGAAAAAATGCTAAAGTATTAGCGGCATCAACATCTGCTCTGTGTGCTGTGCCTTTGAAGTGCAGTTTGAACGCACCCATAGCACTGGCTAATCCACCGCCGGGCTTTTTGTTCTTGGCAAACATTAGCAAGGTATAAAAGGTTTTAACGTCAACCCAACGTCGACCAAAGTGTGGAAAGTCTACACACTTGTTACTGAATTCTGCAAGCAGCTCAACACTATCACCACCACCCCAAGTAACAGGATTGACAAAACAGTTATGCTCTTTGATAAGTTCGCCTAGCTCACGGGCTACAGTTTCGTGACTAACACTATTAGCACGTATATCACTATCTGTGATACCAGTTAAGCCTATGATGAAATCGCTGATTGGCTCACCTGGATCGATGTACCACTTTTTGGTCAAGTAGTTTTCAAAGCGATCATCTGCCTTGCCGATGGCGATACCAACCTGAATGATCTTACCACTCGGTTGGTTAAGTTCTAGGTCTAAGGCTAGGTACTTCTGTGTACGTTCAATCACTGCTTACTTTCTAATTAATGTATATTGGGGTTGAATACTATGTAGAGAATTCCAAGGATCATACTCCACATAAATAAATTTTGAAAAAAATCTCTAATAGCAATTCCACGCATTTCTTTTTTATAACGAGCACTATTTACGTATTCACGATATTCTTCAGAAGTCATTCCTGTACCACTAGAATAGAATGAACGTGGCATGTATAATTCTTTGTTGGAAAATGATTGTACGGAATTTAATTGAGATTGTTGTTCTATCTGTTTCTTTTGTTGTTCGATAATTTTACATTGATTGCAGACTGAACCATAACGACCATTCCACCGTTGGCCACAACTAATACATGGTCTTTCTTCGTACATCATATTATTCTTTCTTTATCAACTAAACAACTATATTGTACAATCGTTTTACCAAAATGTCAACCATTTATCGGATGGTATAATGTAACTGCTTGTGCTGGATAACTTGCTACCATCCAATCCGACATACTATTGGCATTTTCACTGAGTTTAACTAGGTCATATTTACCGCAGAATTTTAAGAACTGTGCACCAATCATCGGACGACTAAGCGGAATAGCATTGGTCTTGATAGTTTCTTCTATCATACGTTTGTATTTATCTGGCTGTGCAGTTAAGTCTACAAGTTTAACGTTACGTTGATAGTCATCTAATACACGATGTTCGACACCGTTATGATCTACCCAACGTTGTAACATTAAGTTATTCCAATTATAGCCCTGTTTATCCTTGTCTTCAAATGCTTCTTCTAAGCCAACTTTGTTCTTGGTGCCTTTAGTACGTACACCTGGATAAGCACTAAAGATGTTATCTGTAGGATCACCACGCATACACTTTTCAAATAAAATAAACTTAGGATCTGGAATCTTCTTAGGCTCTTTGGTCTTTTTATCAATGACCAATTTACCTTTCTTATCAAAAATACCTTGTAGAGTATGTAACTCATCGCTAATTCCGTTATATTGATTAACGTTTTCGCTGAGCAATTGATAAAAGTCTGTGTCACTTGACACAATAGTGTGATGATCATGTGGATGTGTTTGTATCCATCCAGCAATCAAATCATCTGCTTCTAAGTTCTCATGACGCAATACTGTACAGTTAGTCTTTTCAGCTAAAAATTGTTTAAGTGCATCAAAGGCATCCCAAAACAGTTGTTCTTCTTCTTGCTCTGCTTCAGTCTTGGCAGCACGTGCCACAGCACGATTGGCTTTATACGGAGTATAAAAGTCCTTGCGCCAGCTACGACCTTCTAGACAGACAATAACGTGATCTGCTTTTTGGTCGCGCCATGCTTTGTTAATACTTGCTAGGGTCACGTGAATGGCAAAACCTAACTTATCCCAAGTATCGGCTTGTCTATGTGCGCTGTGTCTAGCACGGAAAAATGTATTTGCTGCATCTACGATTAAGTATCTCATAGAACTATTGTACTTTCTTAAGTGGAATTTGTCAAGTGATTATATAGCATATCTGCCCACTTTGCATGAGCATCTGGACCAAAATGGTAACTACCTTCTCTTACAGGAGTAAAATTCCAAGAAATTAACAGTTTATAAAATGACTGTGTATGATCGTATGGTTGAAAATAATCTTTGCCCCAATCCAATTTTTCCTCGGGAGTTAATCCACTAAAGGTATTAAAAAATACATGTTGTATTTTTCTATCAATGAGGTATTGGTGTAATTGCCAAATATTTTTTTGAGCTTGGTCGGAGTATACTTGCACATCATGCCTGTCAGCAACCCATTCTTTGTAGCGTTCTTTGACAACATCTGGCTGGCCATCACTGATCCAACCTGCACTGAATTGAAAGGTTTTATTGCCAATGGTGACTTCTTCTCTTTCCCAAGTGGCCCAACCTATTACTAATAAATCTGGGGTATTATTTTCTAGATATTGATATGTAGTACGTAAAATGCGAGTATTGCTACTACCGCTTTCAGCATCACATATAAGTTCTGCATTAAACTTGTTAGCTAAGATTTGACTGTAACTAACTGCTAGATTATCTGGATGTGGTTTTCTACCTAAATGTAGATATTTGTAATCGTCATTGGCAAAGCAGTGTTTATTAACTGCTTCTGCACCTGCCGAATGACTGTCTCCGTTAACATATAAGATCAACTGATTTCCACTCTACCATCGCCTAGATCTCGACGATTATCACGACGATTACTTGGATCTGCTTGCTCTTGTTCGTATGTTTCTAATACTACATTGCGGCACACTGCACGGAACCAATTGTCTACAATGTCTTGATCAGTTTTACCTTGATAGCCAGCTTTGATCAAACGAGCTACAAAAATGTCATTCCAATCCAATTCAAATGCACCTGCGCCTGGATCATTTGGATCAACATCGATACTTAGTACTTGTACCCATGGTTCTCCTGCAGCGGTGGCCAAAGACTTAGGGTCGTTCTTCTTAGCAGCTTCTTCGGCTTTTTTAGCTGCTTCGGCTTTTTTAGCTTCTTTTTTAGCTTTAGCTTCAGCACGTTTAACCTTGCGTTCTTCTGCCAATCTAGCTTCATTCTCAGCAGCCATGCGAAGTAGTTCTTCATCTAACCGTTTCTGTTCTGCTTCAGCATCACGCTTTGCTCGGCCTGTTAGTTTATCAAATAAACCCATAATTTAATCCTTAAGTAAATCTACTAGGTCCAACTGTTCCCAAGGTAATTGATTTTTACCAAAGTGTCCGTAGTTAGTAGTACTACTGTAAATTGGACGGAATAGCTCAAATCTATTTATAATGCCCTTTGGGGTAAGGTCGATATTCTTGTTGATCCAAGCAGTTAACCAAGCATCGTCACCATAGTCGTTAGTATTAACATACACACTCATTGGCTGTTCTACCCCAATAGCATAGCTAATCTGTACCGTTGCCTGCTTGGCGTGCCCACTGGCTACAATGTTTTTAGCTAGGTAACGAGCCATATAAGCTGCTGAACGGTCAACTTTTGTCGGATCCTTACCACTAAAAGCACCGCCACCGTGAGGGCAACTACCACCGTACGTGTCAACGATAATTTTTCGCCCTGTAAGTCCTGTATCACCATCGGGACCACCAATGACAAAACGGCCAGTAGGATTGATAAGAAACTCAGTATCAGCATCAATTAACTCCGCAGGTATTACCCCTTCAATGTATTCTTTAACTACTCTGCGTATATCTTCAATATCAGGTGTTGCGCTGTGCTGTGTTGAACATACAATTTTAGCAATACGCTTAATAGTGCCATCGTCGTTGTATTCAACAGTCACTTGACTTTTAGAATCTGGTCCTAACCATTCTTGACCACCTTTGCGTTGGCGACTAAGTTCTTTGACGATTTCATGACTGTAGTAAATTGCTGGGGGCATGTAGTTAGGAGTTTCGTTAGTAGCATAGCCAAACATTAGGCCTTGATCACCTGCTCCAAAATTGTCAGTACCAAGAGCAATATCAGCACTTTGGCCATGTAGTAGGTTAGTAATCTCCACTGTTCGCCAATTGAATCCATCTTGTTCGTAGCCAATATTTTTGATAACTTTGCGTACTGTACTTTCGACTTCTTCTGGGTGTAGGATGACATTTTTATATTCTCCAGCTAGAATTACACGGTTTGTTGTAACTAAAGTTTCACAAGCACAGCGTACACTTGCATCTTCACTAGACATGGCTAAATCTAAAATTGCATCACTGATAGCGTCTGCTACCTTATCTGGATGTCCTTCACTAACACTTTCACTTGTAAATAGATAACTCATATTTTCCTTTTATTTTCCCCAACTATTACCCCAAAGATCCACATGTAATCTTGGGCTGTAATAATAACCACGACGCATAGCTTCGTCAGCTACGTTAAATTTATTACCATCATATACGCTAACAACACCGCCAACTGGCATTATGTATATAACACCTGTAAAGCCTGCACGTCTATATTCTGATACTGCACGATCAACTTCATCAAAGTCGCCGGGTTTTTCAACTACAAATTTAAGATATGTAGTACCAAACTCTTCATAACTGCACACAATCTCTGGCTTGATAGCATCATCCCAACTCTCACCACTGGCACTTAATTTAGCACTAACGCTGAATGTAACTTCTCTGTCACCTTCTAATTGTAATGCGTCTAGAGTATTTCTAAAGTCTTCACTTAGTTCTTGAGTACCGTTAGTTTCAAACGTAATGTTACTGATATCTTGCATACGTGGATGTTCAAATAATTCACCATAAGCACGTTGCCAACCTAGTAATGGCTCACCACCTGTAATAACTAGATGTACATCATTACCATTGACCTGCATCCATTTATTATTAGGAGTCAGTGCTAACATCTTTTCAACTACTTCACTGGTATCATATGTTGGGCTTAGGTGTTTGAATTTAGGATGCCAACTCGCGTAACTATCGCAGCCTGTGTCAACTAACGGCAAGTCTTCGTAACGACTGTATAGTTCTACAGTTTTAGCAACTTCATCTGCTTCTGTACTACAAGTACCACGTGCCATACCAAAGCCACTACACTGGAAGTTACAGCCAAATGTACGCAAGAATACACTAGGAACGCCTACAAAACGTCCTTCACCTTGCGCACTATAAAATATTTCACTAACTTTTAATTTCATAATATATCTCTAGGTAATAATAACAATTATAACACGTCGTAAATGTATTTGTCAAACTGTTCAAATGCCGCTATCATGGTTTTATTTAGGTTAAAGAAATTTAATTTATTATGATTTGCAATAGCTTCTAATTTATCTGCATTAGCGATCCAGTCAAACGAATCTAATTGATTAATCAAATCAACAATAGCATCAAATCTATCTTCGGCGGGAGTAATAGTATCATAAGATTCATCCCATAGACTATTGTAGGTTCGGAAACCTAATTCCCTTAGTTGCGTAAGGTAATTTGAGGAAGAAACAACAATGAATGGGATTCCTGTAATTAATGCTTTGGTTATTTTTTCTGTTATATGTGTATCATAATTGTCGTGTAATAGGCATTCGACAACTAACATAAAGTTGGAATTATTGTATAATTCGATGGGGATAGATTTGGAAATTGTAAAATGTTCATTTTGTGCATTAAGAATATCATATTTTTGGTAACTATTATAATTTGAAAATTTATATTTAATATCGCCGATTGGTTCTTGCCCTAATGTATTGCCGTTATATTGCAAAACAAAATTTCTATTAGACAAGTTTGATATTAATTTATTAACTAATGTATCTCTAAGAGGTCTTGCAAACCCTACTAAGCTACAAAAATTAAATTTTCTTGTTTTAGTAAAATCTCTAGTTAAGTCAACAAATGACGCAATATGTCTATTTGATGCAATTGCTGTAAATTGCTCTAATAAGAACCAATGCCATACTATGGGTAAGCAATTATATTTTTCTCTATCAACTAATTTAAAATTTGAATCACTAAAAAAGATAACTTTTTTATCAGTTGGAAACGGTTTAGCACCTAGAAAATCAAATATATATGATCCTTCTTCACCTGAATTGACTATAACTGTCGGATGTAGTGAATTATGAATCTTTTCAGATTCATGAAAACTAAACACAGGAATAGCATCAATATCGTTGGATATTTCAATTTGACGATCTAATGTAGCAGGATCACCTGTCTCATGTAGAAACTTGTACTGTTGGTATGAATTGTATGCCCAAATAAAATTATTAAAGGTACTATCGCTGGAATTAACTTTAAGCATTATGCTTCCCAGGGATAAACAATCCAAACATCATCTTCTGCTTTGTTAATAGTTTCGGCACAGTAGTCTACTTGACGACTAAACTTGCTAGATAAATTGTCAATTAGCACAGCAAAGCGTACATTGCTGCCCCAAACATTCAACCACTTTGGATCATCGGGTAAGCAACTAGACTGCCAATCATTAATAATCCAATCTAAGGTAGCACCTGTATCATTGATGTCGTCTACGATAAGAATATTTTTGGGTTCTTGTTTATAACCAAAAGCATCTTCACTCATCCATAGGTTACTTTCTGAACCTTCTACATGATCACGTAGATTAACTTTAAGTGTGTGCATTGGAATATCTAAAGCATTGCTCATGATCACCGCGGGAACAAGTCCTCCGCGGGTAAGTCCTACAATATAGTCTGGACGCCATGCGTCTTTATACATTTGTAGGCTAATCTTATTCACCATTTGGTGAATATCTTCGTAACCGTAGTATTGTTTATTCGGCATTGGGTAATTCCTTTATGTGTTCTACTTCTTTCATATTATGACCAACAACCAAGTCAGTCCATCTCATTAGCATCATCAGTGCCACTCCGGCATCTTCGCCCCGAAATCTAATTAGGAATTCTGGATTACCTGCTGACTTGTGACTTGATCGCCCGACCCCATAGCGTAGTATTGGAGTTTTAGTAACTCGACCTTTAGCGTCATAGTATTCACCGTACGATATCAAGCCGCCTACTTCTTGCCACCAAACTAGAAAATCTTCAGGCATATCGTGTACTATGACTGTTATTTCGTAGTTAATAGTACAGCCTGACGGCAGCCTAATCAACGTAGATATTCCATACTAACAATCTTGCCCAATGATTCTACTAAATTAGCATCGTCGCTGATTACATAACGACCAATAGCTTCGGTATCACGCTTTTCGTCATAGCGATTAGTTTCAACAATCATACCGCCGTTAGCACCAAACACTTTGAAAGTAATAACACTACGATCGTCATAATTGTGTTCTACTCTGCGCATAACTTTACCAATGCCTGTTTTACCATTGCGACTGAGCTTTGGGCTGTCGTCTAGCATAATACTTTGATTTTCATCACGACTGCGAGCTCGGTTATAACAACGTTGAATCCAACTATCAAACCATTTCATCATTAACCCCCTTGATCACTGACATTATGTTCACTGTCAATGTCATCTTTGTTCTCGTTTAAGAATTCATCCAGAGCAATTGCTTCCTGTATTTTAGCCCACTGCTCTGAAGTATAACTGTGACTACCGTCGCAATCACCACTACGACTGCGACCACATCCACATGTACCTTGTTTCATGGTTTCTACTGATGGTGTCATTTCTTTTCCTTAATATCTCTAAGTGTATTAGCGCGATGACGCCAAAATTTAACATCTTCTAACAGGCTTTCGCTTAGGTTCTTGTAGCGAATAGCATCTTTACGTACTTCTTCATCTATTTGTTCATAGGCCTTTTGGCGATCCTTGACCCTACGATCATTGTAGATGTTAAGCCCAAAGAATATTCCAAAGATTAGTCCTACACCAAACCATACTACATCAGCGCCTATCATCTTGGAGCAAACTCCTGTTGAAGTTTAATGTTCATTTTAATCCTTTATATTGCTTAAAAAACAATTTACTTACCATTTCTTGATTGAAGTTTAATGTTATCAAAGAACTCTTTTTTAGTGCTAGGATCATCTCTAAACGCACCCGTTAATACTGTGGTTTGAGTTAGGCTGGAATGTGCCATGATGCCACGATTGATGCAGCAACCATGTTCTGCCTCTAAGTAAACAGCTACGTTATCTGATCCAGTCGCC